CAACCAACATTTGGTTCAGATTTAAAATCATTTTTGTTTGTAAACTTTGATGATATATCTGCAGATTCTATTGAGGAAACAATCAGAGAAGCTGTTTCAAGACAATTACCATACATTGAAATAAATAATGTGTTTGTCGTTAAAGATGAAGTTAATTTTAATAGTATTTCTATATCAATAGAATACTCTACTAAATTAGAACCTAATTCGTTAGACTCTTTAGATTTACAATTTAACATTGGAGAATAAGAATGCCTACAACTAACTTAAAAGAAGTAGACTACGGAACAAATAAAAAAGTAATTAAGAAAGAAGTAAATTATCTTGGAAGAGATTTCTCAGACATAAGAGCTAATCTTATAGAGTTTGCTAAATCATATTTCCCAAGTCAATACAATGACTTCAACGAAGCATCACCAGGTATGATGTTTGTTGAAATGGCTGCGTATGTTGGTGATGTATTAAATTATTATGTAGATAATCAGTTTAGAGAAACATTACTTAATCAAGCAGAAGAAAAGAAAAATGTATTTGAGATTGCACAATCATTAGGATATAAACCTAAACTGGCTTGTCCTTCTACCGTAAAACTTTCACTAACTCTTGATGTTCCAGCAAAATCATTAGGTGGTGGTGTATATGCACCAAACTTAGATATAGCAGGAAAACTTCAAGCAAATAGTAGATTTCTTTCAAACACCAATGTAGAATTTACTTTATTAGATGATGTAGATTTCAAAGTATCAAGTTCATTGGACCCAATGGATGTAACATCATTAGCTCCTGCATCAGGCAACATACCTACAAGTTATAGATTAACTAAAACTGCATTAGCTAAATCTGGTGTTAGAAAAACACAAACATTTACTTTTGGAAATGCTAAATCATTTGATAGTGTATTTTTAGGAGATAAAAATATTACTGAAATTATTTCTATAACTGATAGTAATAATAATGAATGGTATGAGGTTCCTTTCTTAGCACAAGATACAGTTTTTGAAGCTGAGGAAAATACTAACTTAAATGACCCAAGTTTATCAACTTATAAAAATGATGCTCCTTATTTATTAAAACTTATTAAAACTTCAAGAAGATTTACAACAAGAATAAATGAAGATAATCGTATGGAAATAAAATTTGGTTCTGGTATTAGTTCTAATCCAGACGAAGAGTTAATACCAAGTCCAGACAATGTTGGTTCATCATTGGGTTTTGGTGTGTCAAGATTAGACGAATCATATGACCCAGCTAACTTTTTAAAAACAAGAACCTTTGGTTTAGCACCGAGTAATACTACACTTACCGTCGAATATATTTTTGGTGGGGCTGTAGAACACAATGTTCCAGTAAATAGTGTTAATAGAATTTTAGAAAAAAATTATACAAACTCTACTGAGGGTGTTGATTCCACACTTTCTTCAAACGCAGAAGCCAGTTTGACCGTAACTAATTTAGAAAGAGCGACAGGTGGAGCCAGTGAAGAAACTCTTGATGAGGTAAAACTAAACGCATCAGCTTTCTTCAATGCACAAAACAGAGCAGTTACAAGAGCAGACTACATTACAAGAGTTTACTCTTTACCACAAAAGTATGGTAATATTGCAAAAGCATTTATTGTTCAAGATGAACAATTAGAACAAGAAGGACAATTAGAAATAGTTGACGGACAAGTTCGTAGAATTAAATCAGTAGATGTAATACCAAATCCATTGGCACTAAATATGTATTTGTTAGGATACACTGCTGACAATAGATTAACAAGACTAAACACTGCAGTAAAACAAAATTTAAAAACATATCTTTCACAATATAGAGTATTGACTGACGCAATAAATTTAAAAGATGCTTACATTATTAATGTGGGTGTTAGATTTGCAATCACAGTAAAAAGAGGATATAACAAAAATGAAGTATTGTTCAACGCAATACAGGCAGTTAAGAAACATTTTGAAATTAAAAAATGGCAAATCAATCAACCAATCATACTAAGTGATATAGCTTATGTAGTTGGTTTGGTTGAGGGTGTCGTTACGGTAGTTCCACCACAAGACAATAATCCTAATAAGAATATTGTGGTGATTGAAAATAAACATAAAGTATCTGAGGGTTATAGTGGAAACATATACGATACAGATTCTTCGGTTAGAGATGGAATTTTATATCCTTCATTAGACCCAAGTATATTTGAGGTCAAATATCCTAATGTAGATATTGAGGGTAGAGTAGTAGGAGATAGATAATGCATTATTTTGAATTTAACAAAAGAGACGCTACCATATATTCAGGTGCAACTACATCATCAAGAAACACAGGTTTAGATGAAATATTAGAAATAAACAAAGAAGTTGCAGAAAATGGAACGGTTCAAAACATATCAAGAATATTAATTGACTTTGATTATTCTTATATTTCCCAATCAATACAAAACGGAAAAATACCAGCGACTGCAAAATATTATTTAAATTTATTTGATGCGACTTCAGATGAAGTTGAAGCAGAACAAAATGTATTTGTTTATATGGTTAGTGGTAGTGCTTGGAAACAAGGAACAGGAAAACTTGACCACAATCCAGTAACACAAGACGGAGTAAGTTATCAATATAGAGACCACGAAAACTCAACACCTTGGGTGACGGGCTCAGTATTGACTGACGGGGGTGCTTGGTTTACTGGAAGTTTAGGTGGACAATATGCAGTTAGTTCATCATACGCATTAACATTTGACAAAAAAGATTTAAGAGTAGATGTAACTGACTTAGTTAAGAACCACATATACTCAAGTTCATTGTTTCCAAATAGAGGATTTTTAGTTAAAAGAGAATCACTCTATACAGGTTCAAGCGATTTCTCATATAATCCAGGAAGTGATACTACTAAAGATGAAAGTAGTTCAGACAGATTAGGAAATCTAAAATATTTCTCAAGAGAAACACACACAATCTATCCACCTAAGTTAGAAGTAGAGTGGGACGATTCAAGTTTTTCAACCGGTAGTTTGTCCGCACTAAGTTCAACAGATTTAGAAAGATTAAAAGTATATTTTAAAAATTTACGAACAGAGTATAAAGAGGGTTCAATAGTAAAATTTAGATTAGTTGGTAGAGAATTATATCCAACTACAGCCTTTGATACAACACCAGCAGAACTTACAGCTAAATACTTACCAAGTGCATCTGCTTTTTATGAAGTGAAAGATGCAGAAACCGAGGAAGTAATTATTCCTTATGGTAGTGGTTCTAAAATTAGTTGTGATTCAACAGGTAATTATTTCAATCTATGGATGAACGGATTCCAATCAGAAAGAAACTATCGTTTTTGTATCAAGGTAGTTAGTGGTAGTGGAACTACTGATGAACAAATAAACTTTTATGATGATGATAATGAATTTAGAGTAGTGAGATAAAATGCCTTATTTACCTTCACAAGCCAGATTAAAATCAGATACTTACAAAAATATTCTTGATGCGGATATTACCGAACAACAAGAAAGAGTATTAGACTTACTTGCAAAACAACAACTATCTGGTTCAATTGACGCAAACAATCCTACAAGAGATGAGGACGGATTTTTGGTTTCCATTGAGGACCCAACTAACCCAGGTCAAGCTGCAGAGGGTATAACTGAAAGTGTTCGTGTTGAAAACAAACAACAATTCTTTAACGATAGATACTTGAACAACATACCACAAGAGTTTACTCACTTTGTTGTTCCGGAAGTTAGTAATCAAGATGATGATGCTTTGGTTGAAGAAATAACTGAAATTCAAGTTCAAGCTGATGTTGGGGAAACACCAGACCCATACAGACCACTTATCGTTGAGTTTATAAACAGACTTGCAGATAAAAATAGTACAAAAACATTATTGATTGCAGGTAGGGCAGGACTTATAATGAGAAAAAATGCAGCTGGTATTGAAGAAATTGATGATAGTGTTTCACCAGAAAAGCTTAATGCACTTATTGTAAAATTAGTTAGAGCATATCCACCAGGTAAGAAAACTATGACACTTATTGGATTTGTAAAACAAATAAAAACTTATCAAATAGATTTAAAAATCGCATTAGATTTAAGAAACTATGCGGTTATACTACAAGATTTTATTTTTAAAAATAAAACTCTTAGAAGAACTTATAGAGAGTTTGGATTACCAGTAGAAATTCAAACACAAACAGGTGGAACTTTTAACTTAACAACAACTGAAACTAAGTCAGTATCAAATGAAGCTGGTAATGATGATGAAGAAGAATTAAGAGGTAAAGGATACATAGTATAATGGCAAGAGAGTATGGTTTTACACAACAAGAAAAAGACACTTATTATTTAAATAAAAGAGTGTATAGTAGTTGGGGTCGTGATGACGACGACGATTACATAGCTGTATTTCTTTACACTATACCAGATGACATTCTTATAGATACTATTTATATACCGAGACAAGATGTGGCCATTTCAGCAGAAGGTTTTATAGATTTAAATATTGGACAACATCTTAGAAACTTTGGATATGTTGATGGTGAGTTTAGAGTTGTTTACAAATTTTTAAGAAGACTCGCAGGAACAGAAGCTGAAGTATTTGTAGATGATACTGGTGTTCAATGGAACGGGGAAGTAGAAGAAAAAGAAGTAAATGGTGAAATAAAATATTACACTTCATCACCTAATCCAGGAATTGACGGACAAGATACATCAGTAAAAAAAGAATTATTTATAAAGGAAGTAAAATATTTTATTGACGGAATATCACCAGACAGAACAGAAGCTCTTATTGAGGTAGATGAGAATATCGCTAACGAGGAAATGAGAGAAGATTTCAGAACTATGAATAGATTGATTGAATATAAATCTATAAAAAAAGAGGGACAAGGTGGTATAAAATTTGACCAAAAAAATCCACATATATTAGAATTTGAAATAGATGAAGAAGATAGAGGATTTACACAAAATATGGTAGGTGGAGAAATTGTTATTCCTAATTTATTTAAAGTTGATGGATATGAAGACTTTGATAATGACGATGCAATTCTTGATGAGATTGATGATATTGAATTTGACGAACCATTTCCTGACGATTCACCACCACCGCCAGATTTACCAGATGAAATTTATGAGGAAGAAGAAGTAGAAGTAACATCACCAATGTCATTTGATACTGGGGGTCGTAGTTGATATATCAGATAGGTGATATAAAAACTAAATGGGAGAATTTCGTTATACCAACACAAGAATTATTTGAGAGTTGGAAAGAAGAATTTTTAAAATTACCAAATGTTAATAATTACAATGTTTGGTTATGTGGTGGATTTCTACAAGATTGGGAAACCTTTGATGTAGATATTATACTGACTAATAAACCAAACTATTCTGAACTAAAAGAATTATTAGTTCAAGGATTTAAATTGGGAATAAAACATAATGTGTTAATTGATATAGCTTATTGTGACATTGAACCAACACATTTTTTTAAAGGTGAAGTAAACAGAATTGTTTATGGAAAAGAAATAATTAAGGGTGATGAAGTATTAGATTCATTAAGTGATTGTGTTTATGAGGATTTATATAAATACAAAAGACTATACCCTACGAAGAAACAAATAAAGAGAGAGTATAAAGTTAAACCAATAAAACTAAACTAATATGCCAGAATATTCAGAAAGTCAAAGAAGTTTCGAAAGAACAGAAGGAGAGACACAAGGTCAAGCAGATTCTCGTGCAGCTACAGCTGCAACATTAGCACGATATGGTAATAGAATAAACATACGAGGTGCAATGAGAAATGCATATATCGGTAGACCAGTAACAACAGACAGAAGTTTAGAGGGTAATAGAACAAGACCTATTGGATATTTAAGAGATTCTAATTTCTTTGATGACCAACCAAGATTATATCCAGGATTAAGAGCTTTAAAACTTGACAAAAAAAGAACCTTAGTCAAAACAAATAAAAGAAAAAAAGAAAAAATCATAACTAAAAAAAGAGCACAAGTAAAAATAAAACAACAAGACTATGTTGCTCGCATTGAAGAAGTATTAGATGCAAATAGAGTTAAAGTTAGTTTGTCTTATGAAGACGGAGTAAATCTTACTAAACATAAAGGTGATGACCAAAGAGCAGAAACATTCCAATACTGGAGAGTAAACTATAAAAAGAATAATGTAAAAAGATTTAAAACTTATATGGTTTGTGATGATGATTATTATCTTCTTACATCAGATAGATTAAATGATGACGAAAAGTCAAGAGTTGTTAAATTAAAACAACCACTTCAAGAGAACAAAAATGTTTTAGATAAAGTTTATTTTGCAGAAAAAAGATTACCGGACTATGAAGAAAGAGTTAGATTAGTTCCATTTGTAGATAGACCAGACGAAGGAATATTTTTAAGAATACCAAACTTAAATTCAGTAGATAATCCTATAAACTTTCAAGGAACAACTTTTAAAAATCAAAATGATTTGTTAGGAAGTGATACACAATTAAACTTTGAATTACAAGAAAAATTAACATCAGGTAGTTTGTTAAATGTTCAACCAAATATAGACTATCAAAAAACAACAACCAATTTATTAACTGACTTAGATGACACAGGTTTTGGAAACTTTGTAAACTTCTCATCTGCAGAAAGAAGACTTAATAATTTTAAAAGAAAGTTAGAATTAATTGAAAGTCATAACTCATTAAGTTCATCATTAGTATCAGTATCGAGTTCGTTGGCCACAATACAAGAGGAAGAAAATAAAAGACAAAGAGTAATTAATTCTTTTGACCCATTTGAACATTATATGTATTTTGAAAGTTCATCATACGCAAGTTCATCATTGGGACAATTCCACGATACATCTTGGCCAAAAACCAATTCGTCAAAACCATATACATTAGCTTCTACAACAAGTACACAAGCTATAACTTGGTATGACAATATGATACTAAGTGCATCATCTTATGACCAAAATAATGTTAATAGTTTTAGAAACTCTTTACCAGAACACGTTTATTCTGATACTCAAAACAATGTATTCTTAGAATTTATGGATATGACAGGACAACAATTTGATGAGATATGGACTTATATAAAATCATTGACAGATGTAAATAAAAAAATAGAAAAAGTTTCTGAGGGTATTTCAAAAGATATTACATTAGAGTTTGCAAAAGCTCTTGGTTTAGAATTATATTTAGGTAATGACTTAGTTGATTTACCAGAATTTTTACTTGGTAAAAATACAGACGGAACAACAAAAAATGAAAAGTCATCAGAGGATATATCAGAAGAGATATGGAAAAGAATTTTAGCTAACTTACCTTTCTTTATCAAAGCAAAAGGAACAGAAAGAGCGGTCAAGGGATTGTTAAGTTGTTATGGTATTCCAAGTTCAATATTAAGAGTTAGAGAATATGGTGGACCAGATAAAGGCACCAGAGTAAGTTATGAAATAAAAAGAAAGTTTACAAGAGCTTTAGATTTCAAAGCATCACAATACATCAAAACACCTTGGAAATCAATTAGTAATTTATATCCCGATACGGTAGAATTTAGATTTAGAACACCATATAGTGTTGGTTCATCAGGTTCAATGGTATTACTTCAAAAGTCTGGTTCTAATACTGACGGAAGTTGGGCTATATCATTACAAGATAATGGAACAACAGACAACTATGGACATTTAAGATTCGCAATAAGTGCATCAAACGGAACTTCAAAATACATTACATCATCATTACAAAAGTTTTACAATGATGAAATGTGGTCGGTGATGTTGACAAGAAAGTCTTCAAGTGGAGTAGAACACGCATCTGAACTTACAACATTTACTTCAAGTTATGAGTTGACTACAAAACAATATGACTCAACAAGACAAAAGATTTTATATCAAGATAGTCAAAGTTTGACAGTAACACAATCACAATTCAATGGAGCATTTACATCAAGTGGTGATGTTTACTTGGGTGGTAGTGGAACAGGAAATCACGGAACACAATTTAGTGGTTCGTTAATGGAATATCGTTTATGGTCAGAACCATTAAGTGCAAGTATAT